GTGTAGTAGGAATCTCCACTTTCGCTCAAGTTTTCTTGAGTTCTGGTCGGGGAAGCACAGAAACTCGACCATGGTCTTTTTAGACCTGCGTAGGTGGGGCGCAAGGGGGGTCTTGCCTGGTTGTGGCGGCCAGGTTCTCTCACCCCTGGGTGTTTTGAGAGAAAGAAGGGTAAACTTCCCTCATTCCCATATGAGGTGCTAAGGTGACGCACATGTTGCTCACAACGCTATACTACCCAACGATATCGACACCAAACCGGAAAGCGCACGGGGTATTTTGGTATATATTACCCGGCTTCTCGTCTCCTTAAATGTGATGGCCGAGCGCATAACAACAGGTTTGTTTCTAATGATATGACGGAGACGCAATTGGGTCAGGGTGATTCGTTACCATCCTGATTAATAGGACCGACTTACTGTCCCGGTCCCCCGTTGCTGATGATGATTATCAGGATTGTATCGGACTAAGGTCTGTGGTGGGCTTACGGTGTAGGTAGTGGTGTGGAAATATGTGAAGGGCTGGATCACCTGATATGGATCTAGAGTGAGTGGGTCTGCTTTTCCTGACTCGACGGCGACGTAGCCACGTTTTTCTTTATGATCATGCAGGGAGAAGGAAAAACAACGACAGAACAGAAGCCCACCATTTTACCCGATGATGGATCGGATTTACAAACACAAGAAGGCTCAAAGAAGGCTGACAAGTATCGCAAGAAAGTCATGGCGCTCACGAGGGGTGAGGGTAGTGGTACTGTCACTGGAAAGGTAGTCAAAACAGCAAAAGCTGCAATGACAACAGCGATGGAGAAAGCAACGAACTCAGAGACATTACGGTCTCTTGCTGCAATGATAGCGAATGATGGACGTATTGATCGTGCTCCGATGGCTTTTACAGCCATTACCCACATGCGGGAAGCATTGAAAGAGCGTGCCAGATCACTTGATGAAGCAGCGAGGAATTGTCTTATTGGGACACGATGCAGTTTTACATGCAAGTCTTACGGACTTGTAATGCTCAATGTCATTACAAAAGCGTCAGGAACAGGTTTTAATGGACTTGACGATCCAGAGCAGATACTCGGAAGCGGTCTGCCAGAGAAGCTCTCACTTGCTGAGCGCGCAACTTTCCGTCTTAGACAACTGATGATTGTTCGAACGTTTAAGTTCTTACGATATTGGTTTGATACTGAGTTGCCAATTGATATTATCAATGATCGGTTACTTAGTTTGTCAAGCCACTCATTCAGTCAGATCATGTACAAGTCAACACGTGAGTGCGCTTTTGGCGGTGGTAAACCTCAATGGGATAAGTATATTGACCACTTCGTGCTAATGGTACTACCATCATTCTCAGCGGATGATGATCTGATAATTCAGATTACAAAACGTAATGAGGTGATGTTCCCCACGCACAAGTACAAAGCTGACATCGAGTCAGAACAGTCACAGCTCATGGCAACCGCAACAAGACAATTGTTCTTCTCAATTGTTTTCGGTGTGACAGATTATCCAACTGACAAGCCGATTGTCATCTCAGATATGCGCATGGAAGCAAAGTTCCCTAAGGAATTTGTAACCGCGGTGCGTACGCTTAACACACCACAAGGAGCCCAAGCTTATAAAGAACTGAATTCACGAATGCGGCAAAATGTTGCTGATTTCTTTGATGCAGTGAAGTGGTGCAGGCATCCTGAGTATGATAAGGTCAAGAAGGATTTTAGCGATAAGCTCTCAAGAACATTATCAGAGCTTAAGCGACTCGATGAAGAGCGTCGTCGTTTGCTCAACGACAAATCATCAATTGAAGCGCGATTGGATGCGCGGCTTCATGAGCTTGATCCAAACCATCAGATCAAGAACCGCAATGGCGCTGATGTAGCGCGAGCAGCAGGACGCAGTCTTGATTTTGATGACCTTGAACTTGGTGATGAGCTCAACGATCATCTTGCTCCAGACCCTGAAGAGGTCTTTGAGGAGACTGGGGAGACCCAGGACCTCATGGAGCATTTTGGTTAGAGTCCTTGAGTGAGCGTTCTGATAGCACAGCAAGTACCATTAATTCCGATGTGCTTGGATTCCTGTCAGACCATAGCTCGCCTGGATCGATGCGTCGGAAGTTTGAAGTTCCGAGTTATCATCCAGACATTTCTGATCCTGTTCAGAAGCTTGCGACCTCCGCGAATATCGATTTAATCGGGACAATTAAACGTCCGTGGCGGGGGTACGAGCTCAAGGACTCAACAACCAGGAACTTTGACGAGTTAACTGAGTTTCTTGATCAATACCCTTACTCTGTTGATCGATCTGTTTTTGAAGATTACAGATTTGACAATCCGACATCTGATGCTTTGCGCGAGCATATCAAAAAGTTCACTGATGGAGATGTCAACTTGGATAGGAATGCCCCGAATTTATTACGTCTTGCATCAGCAGCATTAGATAATTTCGAAAATCGCGGTGTTTTCCTAAACAATTGGTTTAATCCATCACATGTTCTGAAGGTATCGTTCCCTCATAGCTCCAGTCCCGGTGCGTTCTACAGTGACCGGTTCAAATCAAAAACGAAGTTGGCTGCTTATAAGTTCGCCTCCGAAGATGCGCTCAAGTTAATGAGGCAGCTCGAGGAGGGAAGAATCGGCGAAGCTGTTGACCGCCCTGCGCGAATGGCAGCCCGAGGCCGACGTTATGATCTCAATGGCAAGCGTAAACCAATCGAGGGTAGATTAATCCTCAATGTTGATTTTATGCATTACCTCGTTGGATCTGTTACTTCGAAGGCATATGAGAAAATGCTCAATTCTTTACGCCCCCAGCATGGTGGTGTAATGATTGGGTTAGGACCATATGGTGGTAAATGGAATTATGAGTATTCGAAGATTCAGAACTATCGATATGTTATTGAGTTCGATTTCTCGTCTTTTGACCAATCACTTGCTAAGACTGTGATTAATGCAGCATTCAGCCACATTGAAAGGCATTTTGATTCGGGCAGAAGTAGTCGCACTGGTCAGCATTGTAGGACACGGTACTTTGACTATTTACGACGGAATATGATCAATACTGTAATTATGGACCCGAGTGGCACGTGCTTTCGGAAAAGAGCTGGTATTGCGAGCGGCGACCCCTACACGTCAATCGTTGGGTCATACGCTAACTTGCTGATGACGATTGCCGCACATGCCGCGTTGGGCTATGTTCTGAATAAAGATTATGTTCCGTGGGCGTATGGTGATGACGGGCTTGTTTGTTACAGGCGTGTCCCACCACAAGTCGATGAGTATGCATTAATGCTTAAAAGCCTATTCGGGACAATTGTTAAACCATCACAGACAAAATTGAATGTTTGGGGGGTTAAGGATGTTCTACGGCTGAACTCACGTAATGTCAACTTATCTAAAATCATGCGAACTGACACCAGGGAAGGACTTTACGCAACAGATGATTTGGATTCAAATGACAATCTTTGGCGGTCAGTATATAAATTAGCGTCTGACTATGCAGAGAGCGATCGGTGGATCTATCCTGGCTTTAATTCGGTCCTTGGCCTTGATGGTGATTTTCTACACGAGAACGTTACATTCCTCGGCAACCAATTCACTTGTGGTGGTCACCCAGTCCGTTCACTAACTGATTGCCTTGTACGCCTTGGAACGCCAGAACGGCATCCTTGGCCACGACCGGAAGCACCACGTCCACATGACTATAATTTATGGGTTGCGAGCAGAATTGCAGCCTTTTACGTTGTGTTCTATTGGAATCCGGTCGCAAGCAGGTTACTTGCGGATTTTCACACATGGTTTGTCGATAATCATCCCATCACTGTGCAGCCAAATGAACGAATTGTCACAGAAATCAGGAGGATCCTGGGGCCGAACATTGATCCAACATTCATACAATCACACAAACTTCCATCACATTCAGATATCTCGTTTTTATATTCACGCCGATATATGATTGAACATTAACGCTTCCAGAGGTTCTGTAGGAAATCACCACTACCCTACAGGTGGCCTGGATTTGCGTCACACAATTGCC